CTTTCAGAACTTACATTAGCATTGGTTGCTAGGTATGCTGTGTTGTTGTAGAATATGATGTTGCCACTTGTAATATACAAGTTACCATCTATCTGTGTGATCCCGTTGCTGTTGAAATCATATTGTTGTACATAATCGCCTGCATCATCTGCTACAAACAAACGTGTGCCGTCGTGTCTCATGTACATGCCAGTTGGATTGGTTGCATCCAAATCTGCTGAGTTATTAAGTGTAGCAGTTGAAACATCCCATGCAGTCGAAAGTGTATAACTCCACACTTTGTTATACTGCTGTCCAGTTACAAACAATTCTTTGCCGTCTTCTCTGAAGCGCAGTCCGGTTGGAGTGTTCTCTTCGCTGGCTACGCTCTTGCTTCGTGTGCTGTAGGTTGCGCTACTTGCTAACCACGGAATACTAAGTTCGTATTCAAACACTGTGTCGTTTGCTGTACCCAACACATACATCTTTGTACCATCTGTACTAAGTTCAACAGCAGTGGCACTGGTTTCTTGACTATTGATGCTTACAACACTAATATTAGCGGCTGTGTTTACGCTCCATGGTGTAGCAAGTCTATATTCATAAACGCTGTTACTGGTGTCACCGATTGCATACAATCTGTATCCATCTTCCCTGAAGAACAAACCTTGTACACTGCTATCCTGAGGAGCAACATTAGCAAAAGAAACATTACTTGCTGTAGTTACTTCCCATGGTGTGCTTAGTGTGTACTCGTAAACTCTATCAGTTGTGTCGCCTGCAACATACATTTTAGTACCATCGGGCTTAAAATACACATCTGTAACAGTTGCGTCTTGCGGCGCAACATTTGCGTTACCGTCAAGTTCTATTCTGTTTAAATCGTAACTGTTTGCAAAGTTACCGTTTACCACAATAGTATCTTCGTATGCAACGTTTGCGGCCCATGCTGTAACATTACTAGCATAGGTTATTCTATCAAACTTAATTGTGCTGTCTATGCTTCTAACTGTGTTGTAAGAGCCTTGACTGTCAAATTCGCTACTTAATACTGCGTATGCTGTTGCACCTTCACCTGTGCCATTGATTGTCACACTTGGTGTAGTGGTGTACCCTGACCCAGGACTAACAATAGTAATACTGGATATCGTACCATTAGCGGCACTGATTGTGGCGATTGCATTTGCACCAGTTCCGCCACCACCTGATATTTCAATATTAGGAGCCAATGTGTAATTTTGTCCTACATTGCCTATAATAATTTCACCAACTTCCAACTTGTAGTTGTCTGCATAAGGCTTGTACAAGTCGGTTGCAAAATACGTGCTGTCTGACGTAACTTGAATGTTGGGTGAGCGGAATATATTCTCATCTGCATACCAACGTGCTGGAATATCAAAGTCTGTCCAACTACCAGTTGCAGTATCAGTTTTGGTGTACACAGGAATAAATTCTTTTAGTTGTGTCCTGTACGGTTTAATTTCATTGATGTATTCTTCGTAGAAACTTTGATTATCTCTGCTGTAAACAGGAATCTGATCCAGTGTGCGCAAAGCATGATATACAGCAATAAAACTGGTCTTGAATATCCAGTCCGGAGACTTCTGTTCTTGCAAAATATAATTTACCAATGCAAAGAATAGGTTGTTTGATTCAATTGCTAAATCGTCAATTAGAATCTGATTCTGTACTGCATCAAACAGTTTACCTATTTCTACTGAGGCTTGATTATCCAATGCTTCACTATCAAAAACAGTAGTATCAAATCCATATTCGTTGTTAACATCATACAAACTTGAACTGAATTCAACTGTGCTATTCTCTGCGGCAATGAGTGTGAGTGTGCCGGTTGTGCCAACTTCATAAATTAAGAAACGTCCAGACCCATCATCCAACACCTTAATATATTCATCTGCGGCTATACTAAGTTTTTGTATGTCGTTGAATGTATTCACAGTGTGATTTATTTCTTTACCAGTAACGTAACTTGTACTGTACCAATTTGTACTGGTCCACGCAAGCGAAGTTTTAAAGGCTTGAATTCTAACTAGATCAAACTCTTGGGTAACCCCATTAAACTCAAACAAAGTCCAACGTCCAGAGTATCTAGTGTCAGATGGTATTAATATCAAATATCCATCTGCAAAATCACTAGTATCAATATATGATAATTCAACAAAGGATGTTACTTGTGCATCAAATACCAGCGGTAACGCTTCTTCTGCGTAGAGATCTGTAGGATTGGTAGTTAATAACACAGGGTGCTGTATTAATATTTCATTAACTTTAACTATGTATTCCTTGAGTGCAGTTATTCTATTAACAAATACACTTTGTCTAGGAGTATTCAGTATACCAATTCTATCACCGGCTTTTAGTGATAGGTCAGGAATAAGTTTTCCGTTGACATCTAGTCCCTGTAAACTGTCTCGTATCTTGCTAACTACTCTAGCAGGTACAACACTAGTAGAGTCGCCTTGTTCTACCAGTTCAAATTCGTTATGTATTAATCCATTGTGTACCTGTGTGACTGTTGAGTGATTCACATGCAAAATAACATTGTTGCCTGTTAGTTTGTCGTTTACATTGTAAAGATTTAAACTATTTGTTGCCAGCGTTCCAATATACGGAACGTTTTGATCTTTTGGATTCTCAATGAATTCTTCCAATGTGGTAGTGCTTAATGTACGCAATGCTGTGTTTGGATCAACTGATACTTTACCGCTTACCCAAAAGTAAAACTTAGTAACAATTATTCCAGTGGCTGGATCTACTAGAGTTATTTGTGTGTATGCACTATCATCTGTATGTTTGGGTGTTCCATCCTGACCACTATCCACATACTGGCTTGGTAGCACATCACTTTCTACCCATTCATATATTATCACTTCACTGCCTGGGAATAGTTTACCCCAGTTATTGCTTCTATAGGTTAGGTTGCCTTGCTCATAGTCTATGAAACTTGCTTTGGTAACATCCCACCAGGTTTTTCCTATGTATTTGGTGCTCCAATAGTAAGAACTATTGAGTATTGACGCACCCGAGGTTCCTGATACTTGGTTGTATGTAGCAGGGTCAAACTGTTCAATGTAATCAAGTTCTTGATCAACTAGGCCTAGTAGTTTTCCTTTAGCTGGGTCTAGTGAATCCAAGTAATTGCTTATAACTTGTGTTTCGTTATTATAAAGGAACACGGAATTAACAGCATCAACTGCAACCCTTGGTTCCTTGTATCTTAATAAGTCCCATCCTGCTTGGCTATTTGGATTGTAGTAACTGTAAACACTACCACCGCCTGTTACAACGTTAGCATCGTTGGTTACACCTACAACCATAATATCGTTTACTATATCTACTGCGGCACCAAAGTTGTATCCTGTTTCTAGATCAGGGCCAGTAAGTTTCTGAGAAAATGCAAACAAGGCCGGGAACTCCTCGGACTCCTGAGGACTTGGCAGTTGATCGTACATGTATATTGCACCACTATCTCTCACCAGTGCAGTAAACTTGGTAGACAAACTATCAAATATAGTCTCTCTGTTACTCAACCCTACTGTAGAATTGTTGTTAACATATAGATCAAACGTGGTTGGCGTTGTGATGTCTGCACCGTCACTGCCGATTGCCAACTTGCTGTATCCTTGACTTAAGCCAATTGATGTTCCGAATCTTTCTCCGACGTTATTTGGATGTTTAATAACCTGTATATGCTTGTAAATTTCTATACCGAGATCTGCAAGTCCAGTTCCTGTGCCACCGGATACTATGTTTAATCTTTCTGACGCAACCTGTACGTTGCTTGATACCTGTAATCTCCAATGACTTTCTGTCTCGCCAGTTGTGGTGTTGGAAATAGATACTAGTGCATTGCTTGCAGTTACACCAGGAATTCTTTTGCTGTTGATATCATCAGCTACATCTGTTATTGTGGTACCAGTAAATTCAACAAATCTATCGTTGACTATTATACTGTCGCCGATTGTGACTGTAGCATTGCTCACTGTTCCTGTTACGTTACCGTATACTCTACCTACGTTTACCAGTCTGGACACTGCTCCTGCACTGTAACGATCTACAAAGTATGTAGGACTGCTTACGTACAAATTGCAACCTGTGCCACAAACTTGCAAATCACTACCAAACGTTTGTCCATTAACTCCTGCAATGTTACTGGAGATAATTTGATCTTGTACAAAGTTGTTTGTTTCAACACGCAGTATGCTTCCAGCTCCTGGAGCAGAAACAAACTGTACACTGCTTGGCAGTACTATTAAATATCCCGATCCTTCAACCAGCTCAACGCCGTCAAGGGTTACACGATGGTCTGTTCCGAACGTGTCGGGTGCAGTATACGTGCTACTGGTTCCATCTGTTGTGAATTCTGTTATGGTCCGATGGTAAGCATAAGCAAGTCCATCATTGGCAACTGTACCGTTAATACTCTTGTTTGCACCTATTGCAACAAGACTTCCGCTACTGTTTGTGCCTAAACTTGAACCAAAGTCTGTACTAGCATTTCCTGAAATTGTGCTTATTTGCGTGTAGAAGTTTTCTCTATGGATCAACTGTATTGCATCTGTAATTGCAGGAGGTGTTACGAATGTAATAGTATCGCCACTGAACGAATATTCTATTGTTGGTATAAGTTCAACTGCACTCAGCTGGTTAAACACTATTGTGTCAGAAGCGTTAGCAGATGATACAGACAAGTTAGAGAAAGTAGCAGTTGCTGAATTCACTGCCACAGTGCTTATGTTTGCGCTGGTATTTGCTCCGTTAATTGCAATGTTTGAAGTAAAAGGTGCATAGTTAAATGGACTACTTGTTGCAGCCGAGTCGGTTAGGAATGCGGCAACGTTTCCACTTACTACAACTACATTTGTGTTGGTATAGTTGTATGCTCCACTGTAAATAACTTCTGCACTAGCAGATCCCATGTAGCCTGCATTAGCATGAGTTATTGTGTCTCCAACATTGACAGTGATATTAGAACTTTGTAATGTTAATGTAAACTGTGAAGTTGGCAACTGCTGTAGTGCAGAACTTCTAGAATTAAGTTGATAACAAAAGACCTTGTCTGCACCAGGTGCTCCGACATACAGGTATATTCCATCTCTGCTCATTGCAAGACTACTACCAAACAAGTCAGATGCACTACCACTTGGGTCAGTTATTATTTGTTGTAGGAAACTGTCTTTGTACACATAAACGTATCCTTTCCCACTAGAGCTGTCCGGGGCACCAACCACAACATATCCATTACCATTGGTAACTTTTGCACCATAACTATCAACACCTGTGCTACGACTAAACAAGGATGATACCAAAGACCAGCTGTTTGTTGTTGATCTACTGAATGTGGATAATCTTCCTGTGTCTGATCCTGGAGCACCCACATATAATGTTTGTGCATTATCGGGTTCTAGGCTTACACTAGATCCAAAGTTATCATTGCCTATGTACTTGCTTTCGTCAAGTTGTACTGTACTGTTAAACGCCCACGGGCTTGTTTTGTTGTACACTGCCCAGTTTTGTTCAGCATCGTAACTTTCTACCCAAATTTTATCGTTTTCCTGCCACCCTTCCAACGGAATAACAGATTCAATATCTGCAGGTGTGGCAATTTTTGCACTGGTTAATTTAAACAGTATTCCAGTACCTGCCACAGACGACTCTTCAATCATCTGATTAAGATTTTGATACAATGTGATACGGAACTGACTTGGGTTTACTACTGATTCTACTTTGTATACCCCATCAAACCTATCATCAAAACTTCTAATAATTATCACATCGTCTGCGCTGAGTCCATGATCTGCATTTACCAAAACTTCAACAATCTCGTCTTCAACAAAACGCATTACAAACACAGCACCATCAATGTAACTTGCTCGGTAAACGTTCCAGGTACTGTTAAAGTCTCGTGCTACCCAAATTTTGTGGCCTGTGCCTATGTTGTCTACTATGTCTGTTAATGATGCAAAATCAGTCAAGTCATACAGTGTTGTGTCTACGTCTTCAAGATTTACAAATCCTGCGACCGGCAGTTGTCTAAGTGGGGCAAATTCGTCGTTGTTCTCAGTGCGCAAGAAATTAGGATTATATGCGCCTTCAATCTTCAGTATGTCTGATTCTGTGATTTCTATTGCATTGTCCTGGGCAACAACATTTTCATCTGTTAGTTGTATTGCAGTTGGGTTGCTTTCAACTTCGGACTCTGCTAGGATTATATCAATTGACAGGTTAGTGTCTAATGCTCCGTACTCACCAACACGCACACCCCAGGACTCATACCAATCTATACTGCTGTTTAGATCGCCAAATTCTGCACCTTCTAATGCAGTAATTGAATTAACTGATCCTTTTTGTGCAATCATACCCTGGTAGAATTTGCTCTGTGTGGTAACATCTACTCCAAGGTTGGTAAAATATTCACGTTCCCTAAAACCAATTAAACCATTGCTAAACAACTGTACTTCTTCGTTGGGCGGCTGAATATCTACATTGTAGAAATCTTGACCCAATACTGAGTTTGTGGCAAAGTTTCTTATCATACCTGATCTTAGTTCTGACTTTTCTATCTGCTTCCATTTGGTAGTTTGAAAGTCATTGTCAGCAGTTATGTTTTCAAGTGCTGTGAAGAACTGTGACTTGTTCTGTACAATTGATCCTTTGAGGTAGTCTGTGCCACCGCTCCAAATGTCAATCTTATCACTACTGTACACAAAGCCTGGCAATTCTAAACTGCCGTTCCAGCCATCTGACTTGTATCCTGTGAGTTTTAATCTGTACTGTCTATTACCCAATTCCGGTACATAGATAACGTCGTTAAATTCTGTTGTGTTATCAACCATCAATAGATGTTCATATTGTACTAGATCAAATTCAGCAAATGCTATTGTTTGATCTTTGTTAGACTGGAAAGTAAACAGGTTATTTTCTCTGTACACAGAAAAATTACTGTTCTGAACTATCTTAAAATTAATATCCAACACCCTACTGCTAAACGGATTGTTTTTTACTTCGTCGACTATAGCAGATTGATCAAATACTCTTATTCTTGTTGCAACTGGACTAAGTGCGATTATGTTTCCTTGGCGCCAACCCTGTACGCTCCAGTGCAAGAATTCTTTAACACTGAGTATCCAGTCTCTGGTTTGTAATAGATTATCATCTCTTTCGTCAAATATAAACCCTTGGCTTAAAAGGTAACGCTGATAACTTACCAAGAAGTCAACAACCTGTTGTTTGGTATTGAACTCAAACCCATATGGTATTGTAAATTTAGATTTTTGAAAGTCTCTGAAAATTATTCCCACTTCACCGTTTGAACTAACTTCATATGAGTTGTTGTTTGGTTCACTAGGAATAATAAAGAAGAATGGATTATTGAGATCGTATCCGCTTACTGTGTATCCGTTTGGTGACTTCTCTACTATAACTCCACTGTATGTAATTTTCCTTAGAGGACTGCCCTTGTAAAGATCGATCCTGTAGTTGTCATCTGGAATCACAACAGAAGTATTAATACTGCTAGGACTGTTTTGTTCTGCCAACAGTTCAATAAACCTCTTATCAGTGTAACCGCCTAACTTGTATGTAAGTTGTACATTAAGATTTGTTAGGTTGTTATGAACTGTAGCGGCTGCTTCGTTAACGCCAAGGTTCTTTACGTAATCAGTAATCCAGTTGATATAACCGGCTGACCGCTCTTTAACATCGGTTGCTACTGAACTGTCTAGGTATCCATTTACATTAATGTCGCTAGGCGAAATATGTTGATTGGTAGTTAGTACTTCAAATTGTCCTGTGAAACTGTTTCTGGTGTATCTGTGTACATCTGCTTGTAGTCCAAAGAACCTTGCTGGCTTTGCAAGTGCTAGTGCAGTTATAACAGCATAAGGAAAATCACTACTGCGTCTCCATGCTAATTCAGCCGGGCCAATGTCGCCAACAGCAAAACTGGTATTTGCTTTACTGCTGTCAAAATCTAGTACAAGTATTTGTTCTGGACTACGCAAGTTGCCATTATCGTCAACAGGTATAAATTGCGACAAGTTAGGCCTAGCATACCGTTGGTCAAATCCTTGACGGTCTCCGCTGTGAATATAACCTAAACTTAGGTCACTCCATAATGTGCTGTTTCCTCCTGTGTATGGTGCCGCTCCGTAACGATCTTGCCAGTAGTCTGGTTTTTCGCTGAAGCCCAACATCTCCCAGGGGTGAGTGTGTGGTCTGTCTGTGTCGTAAAAGTATCTATAGATACTTCTCCATGTTCCTGGTAAACTTTCTCCATTTACTACATCTCTGAATAACTTGTAGTTCCAAGTAAACGGATCACTTGATTTAAAGTAACTGTTTGTTGTGAAGTCAACTCTATTAGTGCCAACCCACGACAGGAAGTTCTTACTCAGTATCTGTGTAAATTCTGCTCTAGAGTAGTCAGTGAGTCTGAACTTGCCAGGTAAGTAGTCATTGATGTTAAATGTATTTTCATTGTAGTCTACTTTGATATTACTGTAGATTCTACGCTCTAGTTCCAACAACAAGTCGTCTCTGATATCGTTGAACGCTGGTGTTAAACTGCCGTCATGGCCTTGAATCACGTTGATTGGTGTGCGCATGGTGTTATCCAAGTACTTCTCAGGTACAAACTTTGGATACATACCCATCTTACTGGGTGTTTCAGGAACAAAACTACCGTCAGTATCAGAATACTCAACTATATCAATTTGATCGTTAAACAACAACACATAGTTGCTAGCGAAAGTTATTGCGGCTCTGGTTGTGCTAAAAGTATAGTCCTGGCCTTTGTTCAACAGGGTCTTGGTTTCAACATTGTCAACTGTTCTTGTGATATAAACCAACACTGCTCGATTGCTAGGTACCTTATCGTTAAACACGCTGGTTATCTCGTAACTTCTAATATCTGGATCTAGTACTGTGTATGTTGGTACAATGTTGCGACTGTCAGTACCATGTGGTACCATATCACTGTGGAACCAAGGAAAACTAGAGTCTTTAACTGCATGCATGTTTGCAATGATGCTGTCAACACTTGATTGCACATTGTTAAAATCTATGTCAATCTTACCAGCAGTTTCTAAAAACTTGTTTTTAAATTTAGAATATTCTTTGTTTGCTAATCGTGTTGCATCCACGAAATTCATAGTTGGGTGATTCAAGAACAAGTTTGAGTATAACACAGGAGCACTATGTTGAAGTATACTGCCTGACGCATCTTTGTAAACTATGTCTCTAAGATTACTATCTCCAGGAACACTGCCAATAACATTTAAACTGTTGTTCTTTAAAGCAATCAAGTGATTACGTATTTGTCCTAACGTCAACGAGCTTAAATTTTTATTAAGTGTATTGATGTCAAGATTAATTGGAACTTCATAGTATGCATCACTGGATGCCGGGATATTCTTGTTGTAAATAGCAACAAAAACACTGTCATCTTTTGTTAGTAAATCAGGATTAACCAATACTGCAAAACGATCTACAACTTTGGTTGTTATAAAGTTTCCAGATTCGATAAACTTGTTGTTGATGTATACTTTAATAAATGGGAAATCAATACTTACATCTGGTAATTCAGTAACAGGAAATATATTAGTAACACCGTCAAATACAAAATCATAAATTTTATATTGTTTGCTGAATGTTGTAGCAATTTGCCAAATGTTGTCTCTGTTACATGTTGTAGTTGAAACATTCTTTTGTAAGTAGCCGCGATTTATCTGAGCGGATTGTACTTCGCCATTACTGAGTATATAGGTAAATGTCTGATTATCAAAATTATTTTCGTATTCAATATCACCGTTGTTTGCTATGTTTCTATAACTTAACGGAAATCCCAACGCTGTGTCGTTGGCACCAGTGCCACGTTTGTATGATATAATCTTGGATCCTACAAACGTGCTACCAGTGTATGTTGATAAATCTCCAAAACTTATACCATTGTTGTCAATGATATCATACAAAGGTTCTTGGTTGGTTGATGTTTTTTCCTGTGCTACTGTCCAGGCTGTGCCATTGAACTTCCATTGCTTTCCGCCATTCTCACCAAACAGTACAACTGTGGTGTTACCGTCTTCTACTGTGGCGTCACTTGCTTCTACTAGGTATGCTTTGTAAACATCGCCTGGTTCATCAACGGCTAGTTGTATACTAAACTCAAAAATCTTGTTTCTTACATTGTCGTCTAGGTCAGAAGCAAATACAACTCTATCCCCTGTTGTTAGTGTGAGTGTGCTGTTAACTACCAACACTGTGGTGTCAACTGATACTATTCCTTGTACCTGCTGGAAAGCTCTTGTTATACTAGTATCCAGTATATCAACTGGAGCTTTAGCAACTGCGCCTGAATTATAAAGTTGATAGTCAGCTTCAAATTCAATAATTGGGCGCAATGCTCGTTTGCTTTGATTGTATTCTACTGTTGCATTGTTATACTGTGCTGTGCTTTTGATAACGTCAGCATGCACCCACCTGTTTGCACGTGACCACGGATTCCTATCCAAACTTGATTGATTTATTGTGATGTAGTCAGGGTCTGCAGGTTCTAAGAACAAACGCAAGGTTGCGCCTGCTCCTGTGCCGCCTGTTACTGTAACAGGATTAGTAGGTAAAACACTATAATTACCTGTGGATTTTACCTTAAACGTCGCCATAACACCACTTGTAGGAGCACTTATTGTAACGGTTGGTACTATGTTAGTGTCAATGCCGTAGTTGCCAGAAGAAACAATAGTAATTGCAGTAACCACACCATTTGTTAACGTTGCAGTTGCTGATGCCGGTGATGCTGAATTAGTAAAAGTTACTGTGGGCGTAGTTAAATATCCTGACCCACCATTTACAATTGTTACAGATGTTACTGTGCCAGTACTGCTGTCAAATTCCACTGTGCCTGTTGCAGTATCCTGTTTAATGGTGTCAACTACCGCAACTGCTGATTCTGACCCGGTACCACCTTGAATGGTAACACGATCGCCAACTACATAACCAGTACCGCCTTGAGCAACAACACTGTCGTAAATAGTTTCTACACTGATCAGTTCATCACTTGGAATCAGTCTAATTCCTGTGCCTACTCCTTGCACATAGTAATCTTTGTTCTGCCATGTTGCAGGAGCACTAGAATCAAAATTTACTTTCATTCCATTGGTAAACACCACTCCGTTGGGACTGATATAGTTCACTTTGCCAACAATATCTGTACTTGGATCTAACTCCGACCCTGTTGGTTCAATTAAATTAATAAAACCAACTGCGTCAACATCTTTGTCGCTCTGGTAGTATATTGTTGTCAATGGTGCTGTGATGCTGGGTACTTCGTTATAAAGTCCATTTCTTCTGAAGAATTCTTTACTGGTATTTTTGGCACCACCGTAAATTCTAACTTTGTGTTCATTAGTAACTGATGATTTATTAAGCAACAGAATTCTATCGTTGCCATCCGAATCGGGTACAATACTGATTGTGTAGATGTTTGTTCTATCTGCAAGTGGTATTAAATTGCTTTGATCAAAATAAACAACACCGTCAACTGTTCTAGTTGTGTCTGTCCAAAAAGCATCGTCGATATAATCTCTATTGGTGAACACCACTGTGGCACCATCTAGATATGCAACTGGCCCATCTATGCCGCCGTATGTTGATATAAGTTCTGCAGGCTTTGCCCCTTGCAATTGACTGAATGCCAACTCAGTTGCATAACTCACAACCTCAACTGTTGGCATATTTGTGTAAACTTCTTGTGCATTAATCTGTGGTACTGTAAACTTCACAGTACCTGAAGACAAACCGTTATCACTGACTCCAAGCACAGATCTAGTTCGTAGATTACTGATGTCTGGATCCACTCCGTTAGCACCAGGTTTTGACTGTATAAAGAAATTGTTGCCTGGTTCGTTTATAACAAACTCGTACACACCACCACGAGCCAGTGTTAGTGAAGGGTTAGGAACATTGCCATTTTCTGAAAATTCGTAAGCATTGTTGATTGGGTTGTATGTAACAGTGTAGGTTATCTGTAGGTCTACCAGGTTACTGGTAATTTGTACAGCACTTGGTCCAGTACTTTCCCAGTAGTATTGACTGAAATTAATTAACTTGTCTAGGTCAACCCTAGGATCGTATGAGTAGTACTCGTTGTCAAACAATCGACTATGGTTATTCTTTAAACCACCATAGTATTCTATCTTGTTAACAGTATCTGTATAAGTTGTAGCAAAAGTGGTTTGATTGGTGACTTGATCTTTGATAACCACACTGGGCTCAAGTTGATAATCTTGCCTACCACTGGTACTTTCAGCAATGTAACTGTCTGTGGCCTTGTAAGAAGGCGCTAACTTACGACCAATATAACCATTAACTTGTTTTAGTTGTGGTTCACTTATCAGTTGATCAACAGTAGCATTTAAAAATTTCTTATTAGTCTCAGTCTGAAAAACGTCAGGTAAAAACTGGTGTGTCTTGGTTACTGCCATTGTTTGCTTTCCTATGCCCTGTTAAGTTGCCCTGCTGTAATAGCAGAAATTATTTGTACGTTGTCTACTGTTGCCGCGCTTGTGAAAATTTCATTTGCTTCGGCGTTTATTTGGTATAAGTCGCCAAAACTGTTGTTTGATGCATTTGGGACAATAATAATACTACTGACGTTTGGAGTTAACTTGGTGTGCAAAAATGCACTAAGTTCACTAAAGTAAAATGTTTCACCAAAATCCCAGTTGTTAACGTCAAAGTATTCATTGACTGCATTTATAACAAGACTCTTAACTTCGTTGTCACTGACGTTTACGGCCGGGTTTTTGACCACTTTGAAAGTGGAGCGTAATGGTTCTTTTGCTCTATTGCCAAATAGTGGTTTAAACTCAACTGAGTTGTAAATCAATGTATCGCTAATTGTTTTTAATTGTTCAATTGAGCTATATTCTGTTTGCAATTCTGTGCCTGTTGGTGCAACAGGTTCTGTTACTGTGTTTGTAGTATCTGTGATGTATGCAGTGTACTGATCGCTATAATCTTTGGTTAACAAATACAAGTCAATCAAATTGTTTGGACTTGGATCTATTCTTCTGTTATTGGGCGCATTGTGTGTATAAGAAAAGTTAATGTTGTCTCTTCCATTTCGTGCTTTGTAATTAGTAAGCAGTGTCAATGATGTTCCACTGGACTGATAGAACTTGTCTTCGGTGTATGCATAGAACACACTGTCCACTGGGTACAAGTCAATATTGTTTATGATTTCTGTTTCTGTGGTATAAACACTTACTATGTCAGCACGACTAACTGGGTCATACAATAAGAAATCAGTAGTTGTGGTTGACTGTTTGAAAAATACAAACTTGTTCTGTGGATTAACTGATGAATCTACAAAAGTATTAAAGAATGTTGGGTCGTCTGGAACACCATCAAGATTGGTATCCGGGAATGTAACAAGTATTTTCCTGTTGTCTTTGTATCCATCTGCATTCAGTACTTCGTCGCTTATTTTCCAGGTCTGACTATAAAAAATACTATCTGCACTGTCAGGCTTTGTGTTTAGTCTTAGAATTTTTACAGCGTCTTCTCTTGTGGATGCAGTTCTTGAATCGTATGCTCTTACACCAGGATCAAAATAGAATCTTGTTTCTCTTACACTTTCAAACAGATAATCAATACCACGTGACGTGGCGATGTACTCATTGTTAAGAAACTCCAGTTTCAAGAACCAACTGTTGTCAAGTCCCGTGCCGGATGTGTTTCCTGCATTTGTTAAACTAAAATTGCCTGTGCCAATGTTTGACTCTTCAACTATTGTCCATTCCATTTCATCTACATCATAACGTAATGCAAATGTTTTGTAACTTAGGATATTGTTTACAATATTAGTTATCAGCGTTGTTGACCAGGCGCTATAAAACACAGGAATAACTGATGACACTATTGCTGTGCTGGGCACAACAACACTCAGTGTGGCGTTTCCGATTCCTGGTGTAGTGTACTTGACTACACTGGCCCAAATGCTAGTGCGTTGGAACTCTGTTGTTGGAGTTCCAGTGACCAATTGGTTTTGTGCATTAAAAAATTTGCCGCTTGGAGCAGTAAACTGAATCAACGCACCTTGTGTCAAGTATGTGTAGTTGTCTGATGTAAATGTTCCTTCACTGCGACTGCCAGTATTTGACACCTGTGTCCAAGTGGCAGTTGGTGTTTGTCTAGTGGCTGTTTCGTAGTACAGATGCTTGGATTTATCTGTACCTATCAATGACTGCAATGTATTTTGTACAATAAAGTTTACTTCACTACTGGATGTGAATGTAAACACTGTTTGTTCCGAAGTGTCTTCTTTGTACAACATCCCATCTTCAGCGAATATATTGGTGCTACTGTATCTACCAGTGGCATCAATTACATCCAGGTACCTGCTGATACCCGAACTTGATCTGTTAACTGCTTTTGCTTTAACCACAGTGCCGAAACTAGTAAATGGCAATGTGTTATAATCCTCGCCAGACACCATGCGATTCTGTGTATAGTATTGCTGTGGTGCTTTTGTTCTTATTTCTTCTAGTGACTCGCGACTGCTTGCATTTGTTACTGTGTACTGTAAACTTGCTCTGATTACAATTGTTTCTGTTCTTCCAGTAGCACTACGATAAGGAATAGTTATAGTAACGTTGTTCATTTCGTCAGGAGTAATTTTATAAGTTTGGTTATTTGACACTCTATAAAATAATCTGAACGAGCCTGTTGGAACGTTAGTAAAGGAGCCGTCGCCAAATACCAAATCAACTTGATCGTTTGCTCTTGAACTTACACTGTATAAATCACGGTCTGCTGTGTTGTTATAGATTACATTAATTCCAGACACTGCTGGAACTTTGGTCCAGGTCTTGTTTATTGCATTGTTGGTTCCCAGCTGATATAACCAAACATCATCATTGTTGATGTTGTCAAAGTTCACATTTACTACTCTGTTGGGCAGGTTATCAGCAATATTAAAATCTAAATTACGCAACCGACCTTGCTTGAAATACAAGAAATATCCAGTGTTGTTTGAAGAGTTGCCCTGATTGTCATTTTTATATAAAAAACTAAACTGTGCAGTTGGCCCAGGTGCCTTTTCGCTAACATAGTTGTAGTCAGCAGTGGTAGCACTTACTGCTTCAAACGGCGTGGCTATACCACCAATACTGGCTTCAAATGGTTGTACTGAATTTATGTTGCTGAGTAAACTAATAGCATACTCATCTGTTTTGACTCCGTTAAGAGTTTTGGTTCCGCCTGGCTTACCTACTGCTTGTGACGACACCAACGATGCATTGATAATTGCTGTAAACTGTTCAAGCCAGTTTTCATTTGTATTGTCGTTCCAGTTTATCAACTGGTTCGAAAGATTATTACCTTCACTGTCAGTGATGTTTTCGGTGGACACTACACTTTGGAACTTCAAGAAGCCCGATGCAGGTATATTACGTTTTGGGTTATAACTGATCAGCTTGGCTAGTTTGAGTATACTGTCTCTACGCTCTGCTGTATCAATAAAGTTTTCTCTAGCATTGAGATCTGTTCTGAATGCTAAACTTTGTCCTAGGAATGCAATCAAATCAATAAGCGCAACATATTCGCTTGACTCAGTAAAGTCATTGAAGTCTTCAGGATAGTAAGTACGCAAGTACTCAATCATGCTTTTGCGAATAGTCTCAAAGTCAAAACTTTGAAAGTTAGCGTCTTTAAATGTTTGATAAATTTTAGTCCAATCTTGTTGAACTAATAAACTGGTTTGTCTTGTAGTAGTAGCCATATGTCCATTAAATACCTGTTATTAGATATTTATGGCATTTAAAAACGGCTAATATTATACAGCAGTAAGTTTGTTGCTGGTAGAATCAAAGGTCAGGCTGAGCCTATCTGAGAAGTCGCCTGGTAGGAAAGTCATGTCTATTTCTATCTGCAGACCGTTGTCAAATTCATCTAGTATGACTTGATCTACACGCAACCTTGGGTCATATGTAACAATGCGAGTAACATCATTTACTATAGTCGACTTGACATCTTCTGTTAGTGGTTCATACAGAGCATTCCAAACTAAACTACCAAAGTTTGGATTCATGAGTTTTTGACCTTTCTTGATACTGAAATGATTGATCAAGTCTTGCTTAACCAATTCAAAATCAACAAGACTAAACTTTTTTGTTCTGTCAACTGTACTAAAACCTTTATATCTCGTAACCATATGTGTATTTACTCCGTTATGACTCCGGCCGCTAGTGTAGTAAACGCATATCTTCCAGCATTAAAAAACAACGACCCTGGTCTACCTTGACTGTCCACTATTGCATCGCCTTGAATCTTCCATTCTTTTACTTTTGTTGCAATCACTGACGTGTATACTGAACTTACACGATTACTGAGTATATCAATATTTGCCCCGGCTGAGCCAATTGCTCTCAGTTTGTCCAACCCTTCAACGTTGGCAAACAGTGCATTTTGCACAATTCGTGTTGTTTTCAATGACTCAGTGGTTAATTGTTCAACAGTTGACAACAACTTTCTCTCAGGCAGTGGGGTTGTAGAAGTTAACGTAAAGTCACTTGCGATATCAGAAATTCCACTGTCAACGTAGTGTTGAAATGCTGTGTCCGGACTACCTAAATAGGCCAGTGTGTTTGCTAGTTCAGTGATAAGAGTATTGGTGCGTGCAACAATGTAACTTAGATCTGTGTTGCGCAGTCTTGACACTGTGCCTGTTGCAATGTTACTGGTGATTGCTTTGCCCAATCTAAACGTGCTGTTGTTCACAGTGTCTGTCATGGTGTGTATTTCGTATATGCCGTTGAACGTACCTGCACCGGACACCTGCACTGGTAGTCCTTGAACCAACTCTGTTCTTAATCCTGTAGGAGCCACGTCACTTAGTGACTCGTTTGCACTGCCAATACTGCTAACAGGGTATTGTGCTAAACTGGTAACTGTTCCGGTGTCTACTGTTATAGCAATGTTTGCGTTGCCTTCATGTTGATCGGTGTAGTCAAATTCAAATAAGTTTATTACATTGCCAACTGTTTTAACTCCGTTGATTGAAGTAAGCAACACATTGGCTAGATTAGATTTGCCTAAATTTGTATCCACTGTTACAGTCCTCCCTGAGCCGTAACTGTGTGCTACAGGGAATGTGTTTATAAAGGCAACATTGCTTACTCGAGAAACATTGGCAGTAATATATATTTCTTCAGGTATGGTAAAACTGGTACGGTATGTGGATATATGATCTTGAAACTGGTGAGAGACTGCAAGATACCCACAGATTATGTCACCAGGAATATCTACTTCAAAAACTCCTGCGTCAAGTAGTGCCTGATACTGCTCAAGCAGGTATCGTTGCATTACACTGTCTTGTACTGCTTGGTTGCGCAAGAATGTGGACAGACTGTCTATTCCTTCTTTGTTGGTCCAGGCTTCGCCGTTTTCTGTGATGTATCCGTAATTGATCAAGGTTTTTATATGCGTAGCATATCTACCAAATCTTGGGCCTATGTTGTAAGCAAGATTGTTGCCAGACTCCATAAACCCAATTTGTGTCATCAACGACTTGATACTGCTTCTGCGCAAGCCAACAATGTCAGTTTTTGCACTGGGTATGCTTACTCCTAATGCAGTTGATGGGCGACTCAGTTGTGTTCTTGGCGCCAAGCGATCAGGACGTTGCGCTTGTTTTGCTACTATTATGCCTTGATTTGGGATAGCCATCTATATGTCCTGTTGTTTGGTACTAGGCTTAAGAGTTCCGTTGTTTCTCTGCAGGACTCCTGTTTCCCTTGACCATGGTTCATGTGTAGGTGTAAATGATGCGATGCTATCCAGTGTGCTGGTGTTGTCTGTAACCCACCTCTTGGTTCCAGGATCAAATCTAACATCATTCTGTTTGTATTGTTCTAATGGCGCAACACGGTCAGGAACTTTAATTTCAGCACCTGGTGTGTTAAAGTGTATGAACTCACCAGTCAACTGTAACTGGCCTTCAGTAACTGTCCACCCACTGAGTGTACCTGACTGTATTTTAAGTTCTCCACCTACTCTCAAGTTGTATCTGTTATCAACATCCACCAGATGCGAATTGGCAATACGCTCACGTTTGTCCTGTGTTTGTATCTCTAAATTTCTTTCTGCAAAACAATTAATACTATTGCCTGCTTGTATATTCACATTAGCATCAGAATGAAAGTTTATGTCTGACTCACTGCGCACACTGAATGTTTTTGCACTGTACACATTAACTGCCCCATTGGGTGCTAGTTCAACATAAGCATTGCCTTCTTTGTTGGTTATGTACATGATGTTTTCTGTGTCGTGCATCAGTATGGTATGCCCGCCGGCTGTGCGCAATCTTACTAAATTACTGTCACCATAAACATCGCCGTCGTCCATAACAAAAGTGTGGCCTCCTTTACGACTACGTACAGATTTTTCGCCAATGGTTTTTTTAGACAACTGCCGGTCAAGAGCTTGTTTATTACTGTTTTGATCAGCTGGGTCTTCTGACTCTCTTCCAGGAGAACTTATACCAAACACTGCTGAAGGAGCTTCGCGCTGACTACTACTGGTTATGGTTCCGCGAACCATGTCAGTTTCGAGTCCTTGCTGAATTACAACTTCAGANTGTACTGTATGCGCTACCCTTGGCTGACTAAGATAATCCTGTTTGTCTGCGTTTGCACCAGCGGCAGTGCTGTTCAAATTAACTTCACTAGCCGGCAATCTAACATCTTGACTGTTCAATCCTCTGCCGGTTAAACCATCTGTAGCAGGACCCAGTACCAATTTGTCGCCGGTTAACGAACTCATACCTGGGGTCATGTGCCGTGAATCTACTGTGGGTATACATGCAAACCAATAACCTCTACTACGATCACCGGACACAAAAGTTACCAATACTTGATTTTCAAGGTCAGGGGGTGTAGTCCATATACCATATGATTGTTTCTCAGCTCCGAACTTGTCAAAGCCACTGCCTGTTCCTCTTGTGCTTCCAGCATAAGGACTAGCATAGGTTACTATGTGCCAACTGGTTGGACTTTTTTGATCGCCACCAAGATCAGGTATGTATACTGATATCCTTCCCAACCTGGCAGGGTCTACATTGTTTTTTACTATGCCAATGTAAGGACCTGAGTCAAGTTTTATACCAAGCGTCTGGTCCTTGTCGTAATCTCTGCTTACATTTAATTTAGTTGAGTCTGCCATGTATTATCCGATTGCACTATCATTATTTAATTGAATTTGAGTAGCCAGCGCACTATTATTGAAGTTATCAGCCTGCTCACTATCATTGACATTAACTGGAGCAGATTCTGTTACCTGCTGTGGCTGGTCTGGTGTGCCTGCGCCATTGACTATAGGGAACACTCCGTCAGGATCCTGATCGGCTGCTTCTTGTAATGCACCTATGTTATCGGGCTGTATATTGAATACGTTTTCCACCACCTGTGGAGCTGGTGCACTGTCGTCAACCTGCTGATTATCTTGTAATCCAGGTTCTAGAACCAGCTCGCCAGCGTTGGCAGCTTGCTCAAGTTGTTCTGTATTATCAAATGTACTGTTGGGCATTTTGATCAAGTCCAGATGTTGACTAAACACTCCGCCCTTCAATTTGGTGTCAACTTTTATTACTTTATAGACACCGTTAAAACTGCTGTTGAGTCTCTTGCCATTTAGCAATGTTATTGTTTTTCCAGTTTCTGATCCTTTGTTTACTATGCCCAACTCGTCGTCTATGTCTATTGTTCCGCCTACTATTATCTGAACAAAAACCTGCTTTGTGTCAAATATTATTTGCCCAGTTGGCGTAATAGGCGCATCAATGTTGTTATCAATTACAAACTCGTCGTATCCTGCCTTGCCAGGTTGATAATAAACATCGTCCTGTTTAATAAATGAAGGATCGCCTATAATTCCTAGTCTAACATTGAGCATGTCTCCCCTGGAACTGCTGTATATACTGTCTGCAATGTCGTCTGCAGTGTGTGCAGTAGGACTCTCGTTTGTGTTGAGCTGTCCTGTATCGGAAACTGAAGCACCACGAGAAACAGTTTTAACAGCTGGATCGTTATCTTTGTTTTGGTCTTGCGAAATAGCCACTTTGCCAGAAGGGGTAGCAATATAGCTAACTGATTCAGGATTCTTTAGAGGATTGCTAGTACCACTTGTTGATTTTTCGTTCTTGTTCTGTGTCCACGCAGTGTAGTAGGCTGTGTCAAAATCAATTCTAAAGTCTATGATGTCTACATTTTGTCCAGTATACAAATAGCTGTAACTTCGCACGATACTGTCTTTTGCAATCTTGGTTTTGTGAAAATCCGGATGATATGCATTAGCAACTTTATATGGCACAACATTGTATGTTAACGTTTTAGTGTAGGCTTTTTGTGTTAGATCAAAGGAGACCAGTTCAACCTCTGGGATGATTTTATACCAATCCAGGAATCTAAAATCATCCAGCACTGAGGTGCCTCTGCCTTCTCCTGTTTGACCTTGAGAAAAATTTTCGTAAAGTAGCTTCCATTCATCCAATTGTTCTGTAATATAACTGCTTGATCTCATTGCACGATCAATCAGTGTTACCATGTTTGTGCCAGCGGCAACTTGGAATGCTTGTACAGTTCTTGACTTTATAACAGATTGAAAGGTCTGTTTTTGACTTTCTTGTTCTTTTGACATTGGCGCAGTGCGTGTTTCAAACACAATATTGTCCACAATCTTGGCATTTCTAAACTTTTCATCAATGTTGAACTTCACCTGTATAGGCGGGTCTTTAAAAGCCTTGTCTGGGCCTGCAATGCTAGTATAGTATGAGTTGATAGCATCAGCATAACTGGATACTAATACGTTTGGTTGAGCACCAACAAAATCCGCCAGCAATGCGTCTCGCTCTGACTGAGATAGTCCGGCGCCGCCTCGAGGTTGGTCCGCTAAAAATTTGTCCAAATCAGATTGAGCACGCTCTTGATTTTTTTTCTGTGCAGCCGTGAACTCTCCTAGTTTGTTGTTTGTCCCAAAGAACTCCCCAACAGTTCCGGCTTCACATGATATCTCCACTGGTACTGAAGCCTGCGATTGCTGGAATGCTGTATGATTAAAAGGTATGGCTTCTATGCGATACTGTGTTCCCCCTACGTTGGGACTGATATTCATCTCAATGAATTTAATAGGAATTCTTTTCCTGGTGTTGTCTATCACATTGTCTTTGTTAGAGGTTATGTCGTCGCCTGCATTGCCAATAAAGTCAATTTCTAATAGATACGGCTGGTCAAGATAATTTGGGCAATCAGCAGTTACTTCACACGCACTCATCAGTCTATCCAGCAAAGATATTCCGTATGGTTCTACAATATCAAACCCCACAGTGATTGCATTGCTTGCTTTGGTTGCCCTGTTCATTCCGACTATAGTGGTCATGTTTAAATTATCAATAAAAAATTCTTCTTGAAAATCTGGATGCCTACCGGGCTGATCACTTAGACCAAACGCACTACCTTCTTGCGCATAGCCACCACCACTGGATATTAACACATGCTTGGGAACAAACTCGTTGGGGTTATCTATTAGATTTTTGTAATCACCCTTGGTTAAAAGATAAAGAGTGATCCTGTATGTATAAGTGTTGTATTCGTGTAGTACGTTGGATCGTGTGGTCACAGGACTTACAGCTAATTCTTGTTGTTGCTGATCCAACGGGGTAGTCACAGCTGAGTTGTTGCCAACAGTGGCAGGGATATCTCCGCTTAGATCTCCATTGAATCCAGATGCGGCATCGTCCTCACTGCTTACTATAGCAGGAGTTTCTTCTTCAACTGTACTGCCATCAAATCCAGCGGCTTTGTTTTCTTCTTCTTCGGTTAACGGTTCTGGATTGGGTGTAAATGCTTGTACTCCTTCGCCTTCAAATGTAGGAGGTTGTGTGTTGTCTACTTGGGATTCAGCAGTTTGTCCCTTGGCGCTGTTTAGATCGCCTTGTTGATTTAGTAACGTATTAAGTTCTGCGCTGAGAGCTTCTGCTTCCCTGTTTAAATCTCTAAGGATTCTCACATCAAAGAAAGTGTCAGCTCCAATTTTATTGTTGCCTTCAATCTGAAGTTCCAGGCTCTCTCTTCTTCCATCGATTCGATTGAGTCGTTGCTCTATTTCANCAATTCTGTCTGCTACGTCTGCCATCTATTAGACTCCCAAGTCTGCTTTGAGGGTTGCTTTCTTAGGAATATATATTCGTGCCCCTTGTTTGAAATCAAAAAGAGGGTCTTTTAAGATGTTTGGGTTGCGTTGTGCAAACACCCACCACAATCTACTATCGCCATACAAGTCAAACGCCAGCATGTCAGGGCGCAGATTGTATACTGAATCAATTTGGTACAACACATCGTCTACTTTCTTGCTGATTGGTCTATTTGTCATCACGTCAAGGAAGTTGCCGAATAATTGGGTTTGTGCATAAGCACTGGTTGTTGAATACGTTACCTTGGCCACTATATAAATCCTTTGTTGATCAATGCCCCTGCCGCAAACTTATCAAAGCTGAATTCTTTCTGTCTGATCCTGCTGTACACTGGCTGTAGTTGTATCATCAGCGTGCATGCTGTTGGCACTCTGGTTTTATCACTGCCGCCACCATTGAAAAACTCTTCTTCTGTGGGATCCTGGGCAAATACTTCAGCATTGATATAGTCAACGTCGTTGGGTAACATCTGGCTAAAGTAGGTTACCACACAAGGAACATGAGGTAAATAATGTTTACCATACCCATCAAGATAAAGTATTGGCGGCGGAGATCCTTGGTATTGTCCAGAGTCTCCATAAAACATTTTTGTTGCTGATCTAAAGAAATGTATAGCCGCTAGAAGATATCGTGCGTCGTCGCTTGTTTGTGCTGTGAAGTCTCCATTGATTTGAATGTTGTCAACAGAGCTTGATTCGTAAAAATACTGTCGATAATTTGCATGCGTAAGATTCTGTTGGGAGTAGTTTGCATTATGGTTAATAGTAATTTGAGGAACATAAGGAAAAATGACCCCGTCTGTGCGCCGTAGAATATTGAGTATACCAGCATCCCCGGGGTTCCTGTACAATACTTCTGATTCTGGCGATACACTTAAACGCACACGCCAATCTTTTTCTTGGCCAGCGAATCCTACAGTAGGCCCAGATGGTGCTGGCTCTGTTGCGTCTGGGATGTCAGCACCAAGTAATCCATTAAATCCAGCTTGTTCTCTGCGAGCTTGTGATGGATTAACACTTGATGTGGTTGTGGTAACATCTTTTTCAAGGCCTGTTGAAGTCAGCGAGGCCTGCGCCTGGATTCCAGGAATTGGGTTGCTGGTACCAGTCTGGTTATTGCGATCAGTTGGCCTATTAGGTTTTGTAACTTTTTGTTGGTTAACTATCATTTTTTCTATCTTTCCTCTTGCTCTTTTAGTATTTATTTGTTAAATTATATGCATAGATAAAGGATCACCATGAGAAAACAGAATTACCTCAACAATAGAGACATTTTAAAAGAAATACACAAAAGTAAGAAAACTTACTGCAAATTTACAACACCAGAAAATGGTGACTTTGACATCATACTGCCAGGCATTGGTAATATAAACAAAACAAATATTGCAGAAGGACGCAAATTGCGTGCAGAAAGACTAGGTCGTGCCGCATTTGATGCCGCACAAGCTGAATCATCTACTAAACTTAAACTGGATGAGTTCAAAGTAAACACACGTGATGTGCCTGCTACCGATGTGGTATTCAGGATAATGACATTTGAACATGTACCATTTGATCCCAACGGGGGCAAAAAGTCCAAGAAAGTACTAAAGCCTTTGTTTGAGGAAGCTGTGGAACCAGCGGAGCCAAAAGTAGAAGCAACAGAACCTGAGCCTGGTGTGGCCAAAAAGCACGTCAGGTGTAACTTCCCGCCATTTTTTCACTATAGAGTTAACGAAGAAGGTGAGCCTTATTTGGTAGGCAAGAGTCATTGGAAAGGCGACATGGACACTGGGGAATTTTGCAAGGAACACGGTGCTATGACCAACAAACTGGCACACATGTTTATGAAACTGTGCGAGCGTTATGCTACACGTAGTAACTGGCGTGGTTATACCTATAACGATGAGATGCGTAGTCAGGCATTGTTACAATTAAGCCAAATTGGTTTACAGTTTGATGAATCAAAGTCACAAAATCCATTTGCATATTACACTGCCGCTATTACTAATAGTTTTACCAGGGTATTGAATGTGGAAAAGCGCAATCAAAACATACGTGACGACATATTAGAAATGAACAATCTTACTCCCAG